TCAGGCCACGGCGCCTTCGGTGTACGGATCAAACTTGCTACCGGCCTTGGCACCCTCGGTGTAGGTGTCGAACTTGCCTGCGCGGGCCAGTGCACCTTCGGTGTACGGGTCGAACTTGCTGCCAGCCTTGGCGCCTTCGGTATAGGTATCGAACTTGCCGACGCGGACCAGGGCGCCTTCGGTGTACGGGTCGAACTTGCTACCAGCCTTGGCACCTTGGGTGTACGGATCGAACTTGTCGCCGACCTTTGCGCCTTGCGTGTACGGGTCGAACTTGTCGCCAACCTTGGCGCCATCCGAATACACGTCGAAGCGTTGGCCGACTTGCGCGGCGCCTTGCGTGTACACGTCAAACTTGGCTGCTGCCAGGGCCGGCACACTTGCCAGGGCGATCAGGGCAGCGATCAGGGTGCGTTGGGCTTTCATGATGTCTTCTCCAGATGGGCGCAGCGCGTCGGGCAGGTGATCCGGGCGTTTCCTGGATCTTCTTTTTTCGCTGCGGCGCCGCATTCGATGAAGCCATCGTAGGCGAGCCTGTTCAGACAATAAATGTCGCGACAGACAATTTATTGTTGCGATTTGTGAAATTACGGGAAAACCCGCATCAACAGTGGCTTTGCGGCCTGCAGCAACGGCTGGCGGTTCGATTTGCGCAAACCGAGGATGTGACTTTTTCGCCTAAAGTCAGCGTTGTGCGGTGTTCGAACGTGTCGCATTGTTGCGTTCTGACGCATCGCGTCATGGTTTTGAAACGCGCACAGATTGTCATTTCCCGATACAAACGCGCACAGGTTGGCGAAGGACTCTGTGTCACACTGCGCGGCATTCGCTTTCGAACTCGCCCACGATGAAACGCCTTCTGCTCGCTGTGTCCCTGCTTGGTGCTGCATGCATTTCCGGCTGCGGTGTGGTGGCCGCGCCGTGCCGCGTGGCATCGGCGGGCCTGAAAATGGTGCCGCTGGTCGGACATGTGGCGGCCGCACCCACCGACGCCTGCGCGGACATCATCGATTGATTGAGCCTGACCGCGCGCAGCAAGCTCGGTCGCTTCTCTATTCTCTATTGAGGCTTGGCGGCCTCCTGCTGCTGAGTCACCCAATCCTGCAAGTCTTTCAGTTGCCGAGCGTTGCTGTGGAAAGCTTCGGCCTCGCGCTCGTGCTGGGTTTCAACGTCAGAGAGGACAACGCCACTGGCGGCTTCATCAAGGAGGCCGGCGGCGGTGGGAAGCTCGGCGCGGTTGGCGGAGTTCCACATGCCGACAAAACGGCCAGGGATGCGGCAAGCAGCGTCGTCGTGCACAACGATTTCATGGGGCACCTCACGGTCTCGGTAAAGGATGCGGTCTCGGAAGACGGTCTGGATGCGCGTCTGGGCCTGTGCAGCTTCATCTGCAACCTTGGCGCTGGCGCTGGCTTGGCGGCTTTCGGTTTGCGCGGCGGCCACCTTGGCTTGCAACGCGCGTGATCGCTCGACTTGAAGTCGATGCAGATCGCCGGCTCCATAGCCGAGGCCGAATGCAAGCGCCAACGCCAGGATGACGCCGGCCCAGAAGCGCGGGTCGAGCAGGCTCATCACGCAGTCCCTCCAGTCAGCACAGCGCGCGCGCGCAACCACAGCGCGCGCCGATCATCGAGGCCGTTGGTGCCGCCATTGATGCGGCGCGTCAGCTGCACAAACGCGGTGTCGGTCTCCTGATCTGCAAAGCGGTTGAGACCGTTGGTCAGCCAGAACCACGCGGCCGATGCGGTGGCGTGCGCGGGCGTCTCGAGCAGCTCGGGCTGCGCTTCCAGATCGAGGCCCAGCGCGATACCGCAGGCACGGTAGTTGACGCGACCGGTGATCTGAATGAGGCCGCGCCCGAGATAGCGCTTGCCGTCGCCGGGTTGCGTGTTGCCGAGATCGGAGCGCCCTTCATAGCCGCGCTGCGCAGGTGTCGGGCCCCACAGTTCGCGCACGTAACGCAGTTGTCCCGATTCGTGCCCGACCTGGGCGAGGAACGCCGCGATGCGTGCGGGCGTGCTGATCTGCCGAAACAACAGCACCTCGGCCAGGATGGGGGCGAACACGTCGGCGCGCCCGCCGGCGTTGGGCATGACGGCGCGCAGTTGCGCCGCGGTCAGAAGCGGTTCAGCCATGGTTTGCCTTATGCAGGGATTCGCGCACGTCGTCGACGACCTCGGCGAGGTCGGCATCGCGCCGCTTGTTGATGAAGTTGAAGACCCAGCGCACAAACGCCCAGCCGGGCAGGCCGCAGATGAAATAGATGCCGCCGAGGGCCATGGCGCCGTTGCTCGAGCCGATCCAATGCGCCACCCCGAAGTACTGGATGACGGTGGCGCCTCCGCCCAGACTGGCGATGACGGTCGAGATCAGCGCAACGGCCCACTCGCCGCGCGCGCGCGGCAACGTCATCACCATGACGACGATGGTGGCGAGCACAGTCGCAGCGCCGGCCACGGCTGCGAACCCGCCAAGCGCCTTGAAGGCCGCCGCACCGGCAACCCCCGCTGCGGCGGTGCTGGTAATGGGTTCTGACATGGTGTCTCCCGGAAATGAAAAAGCCCGCGCAAAGGCGGGCTGTGTTGCGGAGATGGATGTGCTTACCAGTCGATGGCTTGCACCTCTGCAATGCTGGTTGCAGTGTTGATCCTGGCGATCAGGTCTGCGTACTTCTGCTGCGTGGCAACGCGATGGGCCAGCCAGTCGGCGTTGACTTGCTGGACTTGCGCGGTGGTGTGCGCCGTGAAGGACCAGGCATCGTTGCTGTTGGCACACCAGATGGGTGTCGTCCAGTTTGACGGTGCTGCAATCGCGGCGCTGACGGCGCTTTGGAGGTTGCGTTGGTCGTCGTCTTGGGATGGATAGGTGTGGACCGTACCGAGGGCGGGTGAGGTGAAGCCGGTGGTAAGAGCGGCGGCGCAGGCGATGCTGGCTTTCGCCACTTGGGCTGCACGTACTTCGCTCAGGGTCATGAGCGAGATCGGGTCAACGGCGATGGGGTTGCCGTTGAGATCTGCCGCAATGGCCTTCCCAACGGACTGAGCAATCAGAAGCTCGGTGTATTCATCGGCAGTGATCTCAACAGCATCGACCGGAATCGCTCTGCCATGAATAGCGGAGTCGTAGAAACCATTGCTGGACTTTGCGTAATAGAGGGAACTTGTCATGGGGTAGAACTCCTTACTTTCCAATAGCAATCCACCGCGTCGATGCAGTATTTGATGCTCGGATAATGAAACTGCTCAGAGACCCATACTGGGTCGCGCTTATGTAACCAATGCCGCCCGTACCGGGTGAGTAATCGCAAGTGGTCACAACCGTATAAAAAGCGCTTGGAAACGAGATCGGGAGAACCACCGTCTGGTCACTTGCATTCGCCGCTAGAGGCGCTATCCCCCACTGCATAATCAGCCCGCTAGGCAGTTTCTGATAGCCGTTCAGTTGCACAGCATTTGCAAAAAGATTCGACGTCCGCAGCGTCTCAGTCCCAAGGTGACCGCGCCAAATACCTCCGTCGTTCACAAGCAGAGCATCGCAACCAGCGCCAAGGGTATAGCTCGTATAGGCACCGGAGTTATTGAACGCAATAGTGTCATTGGAGCCTTGGCGTTGAATCACAGCATTCATGACCGCCGGACTGGCGGAAATAAAAATCACTGCCCCTTTGGGGACACTGGAACACAGCGGAAGCGTCGCAATCGCACCGGCACCAAGCTCGATACGCTTGCCCACATCGGCCGGCGTCAGCGTGAAAACGCCCGTCGCGGCAACACCGCGGTCTCCGGAGAAGCTACCCAGCGCTTGTTGCACAAACGCCGTCGTAGCCAGCTTCGCGCTGTTATCAAACTGCGCAGGCGTCACCCCCGTCGTCAACGTCTGGCCGGCACTGACCCATCCATTCACGCCGTTCGACACAAACTGCACCGCCTCGCCGGGATTGAGCGTGAGGCTGTTTGCGCTGCTGCCTTGGCCGAACGCCAGCGTGTCGGTGCCATTGCGCGTGACGGTCGTCGAACCACTCGCCTGCATGTACGTCACGCAGATGCTCGTGCCATTCGGGCAGTTAGCTGCGGGCGGCAACGTGACGGTCTGGCCGGTGGCCGTGACGTTCACCAGTGCGCCGAGCGCCGCCGTGCTGAGCGTGCTTGAAATGGCGACGTTCTGAATGCTGGAATATCGCTCACCAATGGCCGCAAGGAAGCCGCCGGTCGGTGCGGTTGGCGCGTTCGGATACGGGACGATGCTGGCGTTGGTGATCGTGCTCTGGCCGTTGGCCACCGTGACGACCGCCAGACCAACATAGCCGGCCGTCACCGCAGGCGTCGTCTGCGTGCCGGTGGCTGCGGCGGTGCCGGCCACGAGCTGCAACGACACTTGCCCCGCCCGCGTGGTCGGCTGTGCATTGCCACTGCCACCCGGTCCGTTGAACGCTTGCGACGGATTCGCGCTGTTGTAGTACGGCAGCACGACGTTGTTGACGTCGCTCTCAAGGTAGGCCGCCTGGATCAGGTAGTTCTGGCTATAGCCCGACGTGGCCGGCGCCGCGAGGACGAAGGACTGCGCGTCCATCAGGATGCCCTGCTTCAGCAGGCTGTGCGCGGTATCTTGCGGCAGCGCGCTGTATGGCGTGCCGTCCACATTGGCGAGCTGGTAGATCTGCCCCGGGTTGACGGTCACGCTCATCGATGCGGGCGTGGTGGGCACGCAGCCCAGGCCCGAGATGACGGTGGATGTGCCGAACAGATCTGCGCAGAGCTTTGCCAGCGCGATCATGGTCTGCCGGTTCGTGTTCAGCAGGTCCGTGGTTTGCGGCACCTGGCCGCTGTAGACAATCTGACGATCCAAGACTGTTCTCCAAAAGAAAAAACCCGGCGTAGTGCCGGGCTGTCGGTGGTTAGGAAGGCGTGTGTGCGCACCTAGGAGCTGATGCGCGTCCAGATGATCGAGGCCGCTGGCCGTACCGATTCGATGGCGGCGTAGATGTCAGCGTCGGACACGGTGTTGCTGCTCATCGACGCGTCAACGTATTCGCCTTGCGACGGCGCGCTGTAGCCGGTGGTGACGATGCTGTAGCCGGCCACGTTCGGGATGCCGCTGCCGAGCGGCCGATACGCCTGCACAAACGCCTGATACGTGAGCGAGACCTGCCCGTACGCACCGGCCATGCCGTAGCCGCAGTTCGGCGCATCGTAGGCGCCGCAGTCTGCGGGTCGGCTCGGTTCGATGACGGTTGGCGCGCGCCCGGTCAGATCGGTCAGCACGCGGATGATCGCGTTGCGCGTGCCGCGTTCACGAAACAGGTTGGCGACGATGTTGGCGCGAAACGATGCGTCGGACTGCCCGGCCCTGCGCTTGATCGACAGGCCGAAGAAATCCGCCGCAATCATGTCGAGCCAGCCATCGGAGGCGGTCAGGATGCGCGTCTGCTGCTTCGCATAGGCATACAGGCTGTAGACGTAGGCACCGCTATAAGCCAGGCCCTGCAGCAGCCCGTTGATGATCGGCGACTGCGCCGCATCGCCAAACCAGCGCGGCAGATACCCGCGTATGCGCGCGAAGATGTCTTGTTGGTCACCCGTTGCCATTACGTCACCGTGATCGAGTTGGCCGTGGTTTTGATGACCTGCAGGCTCGTGGCCGGCAGGTCTGCCGTGCTGCCGTTGAGCAGCGTATTCGTGACGTTGGTGACGGCCGGCGACGCGTCATACGCCACCTGCGCCAGTCGTGAATACGTCAACGCCGCACCCAACGGCAGGCTGTTGATGTAGGCCTGCAAAGCCGCCTGCACCTGTACAGCAATGGCCTGATGCGTGTAGCCGGCGGCAGTGGCGATACTCATCGACACAGTGGCGTTGACGACCACAGGTCCGTATACGTAGACCGTGCTCGTCACAGGGCGCACGGCATCCACAGCGTTGCTTACGGTGGCAAGCAGCGTTGACGTAGGCGCGCCCGTGCCGTCGTCGACGATCACGATGAACGTGCCGTTCTGCGGCAGGCCGGCGTAGGTCTGGTTCTCCAGGATCACATACGTCAGCCCCTGCTTGACGCTGGCGATGGCGGAGCCGATAGCCGTCTTCGTCGCCTTCGACAGACTCGCAACATAGGCGATGAAGCGCGAACGGAACGCGGTATCGGGCTCCGCGTCCGCGCCGTTGACGAAGGCCGCTGCATTGCTCACCGTATCCACACCGGAGATCGCACCTACGATGGTGGACACCGCGCCCGCTACCGCATTGCCCGCTGCGCCCGGCGTGACGGCCTGGACCGGCACGCTCACATTGGCCGTGCCGGCGGCAATCACATAGCCGCCGAGCGTGGCGCTATAGGCGGGGTTGGTCGTATCGATCACCATATTGAACTGCTGCGTGCCGTCGCCCGTCTGCACCACCGCCGTCAGCGGCACCAGCACCTGCTGCGTGACCGTGAAGCGTGAAAACGTGACGCTTCCCGTGGCCGGCACGGCGGCCAGGCGTGTCAAGCCGAAATCGGCCATCCACGTATCGAGATCGGACCCACTTGAGGTGGACGCCCGCGTGATCGCCAGCACCTGCAGGATCAACCCTTGCAGCCACACCGTGACCGCCGCATTGGCCTCAACGACGGCGCGCAGCACCGATCCGACGGTCAGGTCGACCAGCACCTTGGCGTAGCCCTGGATGGCCGCCACCTGGTTGCGCACGAGCGTCACCCAGTCTTGCGTCTGAATGGACATATCGATCATTTGCTCACATTGAATTGAAGGGACACCGGCTCGCGCGTAATCGCGCTGCTGTACAAGATGCGCACGCTCACGCCGCCGGTGATGGCAGCCACGTCCACCTGCGGCTCCGGGTCTTGCGCGACCCCGGCTTCCTGCAAGATCTGCGCGCGGATCAACCCCCGCAGCGCGGGCACGTCGAGCGTCTCGCCGATCTTCTGCGGCAGCCCCGCGCCATAGTCGGTGTGGAAGATGTAGTCGCCCGGGTTGGTGACGAGGCGCCGCACGATGCGTTGCTGCGTCCGCAAGTCGGCACTGGCAAGGCCGAGATCGCCAGTGGGCGACACGGTCATGTCGCCCCCCACCCAGTGGTTCACGTCGTTCAGAAGTTGCTGCGTCATGCCACGCTCCCTGTATTGCCGGCCCCGGGCTGCACACCGGTATGGCGATGCGTATCGTCGATCCGGTGCCCATTTGCCGAGACCTGACCGCTGAACTGCGTATTGCCGCTGATGCTCATCGAGTTGCCGGTGCCGTTGTTGCCCGACACCGCCATGCCGGCTTGTCCGGTGATGGTTTGCGTGACCAGCAACGCGCCGTCGATTTGCACAGGGCCCTTGTGATTCCACTGCGGCGCCTGGCTGCTGAGCGTGCCCGCGCTGATGAGCGTGACCGTGCCATCGTTGTGGAACTGCAGCCTTGAGCCCGACGCATGCGTCAGGAAGAACTCCCCCGACTGCGCACCTGTCGGCCGCGCATGGTCGCTGAACAGGCGCGCACAGATATAGCCGTTCTCGATGTCGCCGCCCAGGAACTGCACCTCCACCTGATCGCCCGGGCTGACCGGCGCATCGATGCCCCAGCCGTTGCCGACCCAGGCAGAGGCAACGGGCATCCAGCCGGTCAGCGAGCGCGCTGGGTCGGCGGGGTCTTCAGGTTGGAGGCGTACCCGCGCAGAGGCCGTCCCGGGGTCGTAGCTGGTGACGATGCCCATGCGGTTCTGTGCGTGATTCGACTGCGCCATCATCGCGGCGAGCACCATCTGGTTGCGAAGCTGTTGGATCATGTGCTCGTTCCCTTGTTGATGTTCTTGGCCGATATGTCCATCACGTAGCCCTCGCTCAGGCTCATGCTGCGTGTGATGCTGTCGATGAGGTAGTCCTGATCGAAACCGGTGCCCGTACCTGTCAGCCGGAGCGTGTCGGTGGGCGTGAGGATTTGATCTGCAGGCAGGCGGGCGCGTAGCTTCATTTCGTGCTGTGCGACTTCGTCGTACTTCTGCTTGGCCAGGCGCTTGACTCCAGCCTGGTCGAGTCCATTGCGCTCCACGGTATGCGTCGGCTTCTGGCCCTGATCGCCACCTGGCGCATTGGTGTAGCGGGCGGAGAATCGCTTGCCCTGCTTCGCATTCCACGAGCGCGCTTCGACCGTGACGCCTTTTGCAACCGTCAGATCGCGCGACAGTTGCAGGGTTGCCGTGTTGGCCTGCGCGTTGCCCTTCTCATCGCGCCCCCAGCGCAGCTCGTACGGTTCCGCAGCGGCCGGCGGACGCGGTTCGAAGTGCAGCGTCTTGCCGGCCACGTAACAGATAAACCCTTCGGCCCGCGCCAGCGCTGCCAGCAAATCCCACTCGGTTTGCTGATGCGTCAGGCTTACGTTGTCATGCGCATAGGCTGTGCCGATCCGCTGCTTGGTGGGCGGCCCCGCAACCTGCAAACCATGCGCGCTCGCCAGCCGCGCGGCCGCCTCCGAGGCTGTCAGGTTCTGGAACTGCAACGTGACCTTCTCGTCGATAAATAGCGCGGTCAGATCGCGGCCGCTCAGCGTGAGCTGGGCGGAAACCGGATCCAGCTCGACGCCGTCGACACGGCCATAGATGAGGCTTTCAAGATTGGCCTCGTCGTACTGCATGGGATTCGACGGAAAGCCGGCGAAGATCTCGACCAGCAATTCACGCTGACCGGAAAACCAGTTCGCATCGCGATCTGGCGTCAAGGCAGCTGTTGCCAACGTGATCTGGAACGTATCCGCCTGCTCGTACGAATTGCTCAGGACCGACCAGCTCACACACGCCGGAATGCGCTCGCCGCCGACCTTCACGATCGAGCGCGGTTGCCGCACACCGGCTATCACGGGTAGCTTGTTCAGGCTCATAAGAAAAAAACCCCGCGTTGCGGGGCTGTCTGATTGATGAAAGCGGCTCGCTAGGGCTTTGGCAAGCCGCCGGCACGGTCCATGTTGGGTGGCACGATCAAGTTTTTCACCCCTTGCACAAGCGGGTCCCACAGGAGATCCGGGTTCGCCTTTGCCAAGCTCGTCCACGCCATCGCGTCGTTGTATTCCTTGGCCGCCATCTTCATGAGATCGCCACCCACCGTCACCACATGCTTGGCGCTCTTGTAGACGGACTCGATGTTCTTCTGCATGCGGCCGGCAACACGATCGAGCTGAACCAGCACCGGCAGGTTCAATGCCGACGTCATCTGGCCAGCCAGCTTTTCCACCTGCTGCGATACCGGGTTATTCGGCAGGATGCCGCCCAGCGTCGTCACCTTTGTCAGCGTGGTATTGGCCGATGCGATCAGCACTTGAGCACGATCACGCACCGCTGTCACTTGCTGCAGGACGTTGCTGAGTGTGGACTGCGCTGCGTTGGCAAAACTCGCTACGGTATCGATCGCCGAGTTGGCCGAATCAATCAGGCCAGACAACGTGCCGTCGCCAATCGCGCTGCCCATGTCCGTCACGGCCGCGGCATCGCTCTTGATCTGGCCATCGATGCTCTGGTCTGCATCGCTGCCTGCAAATTTCGACAGATCGCTCGCCACTTCGCAGGTGATCTTGTACGGGATCTTGTAGGCACGCTGAAAATCCGCACGAAAGTCGCGAATGACGACGGCGTAGTAGATTTCGGACCACTGCAGCAACAACGATGCGCCGCGTTCGCGCAGATCGTCCAACTGCCGCGCACGCGCCAACGCATCCTTGCCGAGCAGCCATCCGGACCATTCGACGGGGCCGCAGAACGCCCCCATCGAATCGATCACGCGCGTACCGCCCACCAAGTCGTGCATGGCGAGTTTCTGCGTCCCACCAAACGGGATGCTTTCAGGGACTTCCAGATCCTTGAACTGGAAGTTTCCGAGTTTGAGAGCGAAATCGGGCATGGTCGATCAGAGTCCGGATGGCATGAGCTGCATGCCGGTATTGAAAGTGCTGGAGCCAGTCTGCGGGCGCGCCAGGTGCCCTTCGATCTGCTTCCAGACCACCTGGCCAACGGAGCGGCCGTCCATGGTCACGTCGCCTTTGAGGTAGACGAGCTTGGGCTCGGCGACCTTCACGGCGGTGCTGGGCGCGCTTATTCCATGGCTGGAGTCTGGTTTGGTGACTGGCAATTTCTCGGCGGTGTCTCCGTGAAGTACGTCGTACAGGAACGTGCCCAGCGTCGCTCCCTTGACCCCGCTGACCCGCTCGATCAATGGGCTGATGACGTTGTCGTTGACGTAGCCACCGAGCTTGTAGCCGCCGTATGCCGCACTGATAAGGCCGCTACCCCGCCCCAGCACTCCCGGAGCCTTCGACGCAACCGGCGATTCCATCAGCGTTCCTGCTGCGCTCAGCAGGCCGCGGCCCAGTCCACCACCCGCGCGAAGCATAGACAGGCTTGCCCGCCCCACACCGGCACCCAGGCGAAGCGCGCCAGTGGCTGCAGACCTCGCCATACGCGCTACGCCGCGTACGAAACCACCGCCACGCATCCCTCCGTCGCCGCCCGGCAAAGGCACCGATAGCGTGGAGCTGACCTTATGTAGGAAAGCGAGTCCCGTGGCGAACGCCATGATCGCCTTCGTTGTGCCCGGAAACTCCTGTGCAAGGTGCGTGATGCCCCCAATCAAGCCATTGAATTTCTCCAACCCGGCAATCGCCAACGGCAAAACATGTTCGCCAAGTGCGATATTGAGATTCGCCTTCTTGGCCTCGTAGTCCTTCAGCTTGCCTTCGAGCCCTTCGTTGTCCTTCTCGTAAAGCTTGACCGCGCCCGGTCCTTTTCCGGCATTGGCGAGGTACAGCCCAGCTCGCTCCTTGTCGTGCTGAAGCTGCTCCAGGATGTTCTTCTCGCCCTGTATGCCGAGCAGGTTGCCCAGCTTGGCGTTGAGACTGTCTCCGGCATATCCGCGCTTCTGCAGCGCCGGCACGATCTCGTCCAACAAATACTGGAGCGGATTCTTGGCGAAGCTCTCCACGTCCTTGAGGCCCGTCGCATCCACGCCGGTGATGTGCCCAGCCTTGTCGCGACGCACGGCCTTGGGGTCCAGCAGCTTGACGCGTTCAAGCTCATGCGCAACCGTGGCGGGCATATTCCCTGCCACCCAGCCTTGGAGCGCCGACATGGCCTCAACGCCGGCCTTCGAGCCGCCATTGGCTTGCATGAACTGCTTCAGCCCAAACACCGCGGCCTCAGACGGCTTCAGTGCACCAGACAGCTTGCCGCCCTGCATGGCCTCCAGGTAGTCCTTGGGCAGCACGCCACCGCCGCTCGCCAGCGCCGTATTGACGAGCATGTTGAAGGTCTCCTCCACCTTCTTCGTATCGATCTTGCCGTCTTTGCCGATCACGCCGTCGCGCATCTGCGCAACCTTCAGCGCGGTCAGCGTCATGCTGTCGAGTTGCGCGCCGTCCTTGACGCCGGTTGCCGAGCCAAAGGCTGTCCGCACCTGGGCCAGCAGTTTCGTCACGTCCTGCGCCTGGGTCGAACTCTGCAGAATGGTCTGTGCTCCGCCAAACAGCTGTCCGACATCCGTGAGCGACATGCCCTTGATGTCGAGCCCCTTGAGGAACTTCTCGTTCGCCGCCGCAGCGCCAGCGTCAAAGCGACCGATCCGTTCAAGGACAGCGTGGTACTTCGAGGCGGCATCCACCTGCTTGTCCCACATGTGGGCGGCTTCGTTGCCGGCCTTGAACAGGCCGCTGCCGAACTCGGTGAGCTTCTTGACCCTCTCCAGCCGGGTCTCCAACTTCTCCGCACTCTTGTTGACGGATTCGAACTGCGCGGCGATCGCCAACAACCCGCGCGACACGTTATCGACCAACGCAATCTGTATCCCGATCTTGTAAGCATCGAGGCTCATAGGAATCCTTGTTCGTCTGTTGAGGCCACCGATCTCACGTGTGCGCGCTTGCGGTGGAAGCCAATGGGCGGCCCTCCAGCACCGCCGTCACCGCATCGCCCACACTCCTTTGCAACGCGTCGGCCTGCGCGTCTGCCACCGCACCGAGGAAAGGGTGCGGTAGCGTCTGCGCACTGCCTAGCTCCAGAACGACGGCCTGGTTGGCGTTGGAGCCGATGGCCGCCTCCAACCCCTTGACCTCTCGGCCGATGGAATCGCGCAGCGCATTCACCTGCGCCTCATCTGTGAGGCCGGCGGCCACCGCGCTTTCCACCGCCTTGGCGCTGGCTGCCAACTCCAGTGCCGCAGCGGCTGCGTCCAGCCCCTGCGACAACGCTTGCGGCACACGCGCCTCCAACTCGGTCAGGCGACGCGCCATCTCTGCTAACGAAAGGTTCATTCGCGCTCCTTGAAAGACATCGTCTTCAGGTCGAACTGCGCGCCATGGAATTCGCTGCATTTGATCGCCATCGCCTGCCGCATGGTGTCGTCCAGCGAAAACGCCACGTCGAACGGAACACCGTTATGCACGAGCCACATCGCCTCGTGAAACGGGCCGTTCGTCAGGAGTTTTTTAGCTCGGACTCCGACGTGGCAACGTTGATGAAGCTGGCCGCCACACCGCGCTGCGCGGCTTCGTTGCCCTCTTCGCCCAGGCGCTGATACAGCGCACGCAACTGGGCTTCCGAGGCTGGCGTCGGCACCGGTTCACCATCGATGGCGCAGACAAACTTCAGATGCGCGACCTCGGCCAGGTACAGCATGTTCAGCTCGCTGCCACCCGCGGCCTTGGCAAAGTCGAGGTTCGCCAGCGGGCTCGGTTTGCGCAGCGTGATCTTGCGGCCCAAGGCATCGTCAACCACCAGCTCTTTCGTGGCGGCCTTGATGATCTGTTCGGAGGGAGTGATCGTCACGTTGGTCATCAGGACACCTTGATGCGGCGCGAAGCCACGAAGTTGACGGACTGCTTGATGGTGGCGTCGCCGGCGCGATTGCCTGCGTCCGCCAGCGTCATCAGCACGCCGTCATAGCGGAACTGCGAGACCGAGCCGTTGGCCTCCTGGATCGTTTCGTAGATCTGCGCGGGGGCTTCGTTCAGGCCCGCGTAGTAGCCCGCTTCGAGCTGCGCAAAGTAATTGTCGAGCGTCGCGTCCTGGCGCTCCACGTCGAACGAACCCGACCAGCCGTCGAAGAAGCGCACATGGTCGGTGATGCCGTCCAGGCGCTTGACACGCACGTCGGTCACGTCCTGCTTGCTCTTGAATGCGGTGATCTTGTTCGGTTGCAGCGTGCCGCTTGCAGTCTGGATGACCAGCGTGTAGTCGCGACCGACGGAGTAGCCTTGAATCGGCATAACGTTCTCCAAAAGAAACGCCCCACGTCGTGCGGGGCGAGAAGGTTGATGGGTATGCGAGGGGTAACGGGCTTGATACGTGTGTTACTGATTTGCCGTCGACGTGCGGATCACCGTGGCCTGCGAGCCTTCCACGTTCACCAGGAACTTCTCGATGACGGACAGGTAGACCACTTTCACGTCGGCCTGCATGTAGCCCAGCGCAACGCGGTTCATCGGGTTGTTGTTCGCATCGATCTGCACCGAGAACGCCGGGCCGCCATTGACCGCACCGATCATCCCTTGCTGCTCCATCGAGCTGAGGAAGTTCGACAGCGTGGCCGCCGCCTGCGCGCGCACCGTGGCCGACTGCAGCTGGCCGACGTACTTGCCCATGCCTGCGTTGATCGTGCTGGCGATGTAGTTGGTCATGCGCGTGTAGTTGTCGCCCTGCGTGAGCGCGTTCGAGCTGGTGTTGTGCCCCGCACGGCAACCGAAGTACGCACCGCCCGGCACCGGATTCGTCACGACATCGATGCCGGCCTGGATCAGCGCCTGCAATTCGGCCGAGCTGTAGCTCTGGTTGGCGAACGTCTTCTGGGTGCCGACCACGCCATAGATCTGCTTGTTCAGGCTGCTGTTCTGCGGTGACAGGTTGGCCAGCAAACCGGCAACAAAGCCTTGCGGCGACACCAGGCGCGTCACACCGTTGACGGTATCGAGCCAATACACCCAATCGCCAAACAACAGCTTGAAGGCGTACGAATCGATGCCAGCGGTGCTCTTGGCCGTGACGGCGTTGGCAATGGTGTCGCCGCTCGGGCCCGTGCCGATCATGTAGATGCCTTCGGACAGGCCGAATGCCACCTGGGTCGGCCACGTCGCTGCGTCGGTGCAGTCGGCGAGCATGGCAATCGACACGCCCTGGTTGCGCAGCGCGTACATGCCCTTGCGCGGCACGGTGTCCTGACCGAGCAGCACGGCGCCGGTGATGGTGGCCGCGCCATCCGTACCGCCCGCCAGTTGCAGCGTGGCGGCCGTCGGTGCGGTGGTGCTCGCGCCTGCGGTGGCAGTGATGATTTGCGACGCGCCGCGCATCACGCTCACGCCGTTGTTGATGGCGTTGGCAATTGCGATCCACAACGCATTGCCGGTCTGACCGGCACCGATGTTGTCGAACACTTCGGGCGCCAGCGTCGGAGCGGCCACGGTCACCTTCCACGTGTTGGCAGCCGAACCTGCCGCCAGCGCCACCGTGACGGTGTTGCCGAGCGAACCCGTGTACTTGGCCGTGAACGTCACGCCGTTCGTCTGCGCGACCACCGTGGCAGCGGTGTCGGTGCCATCGGTCACGCGCACGCAGCGGAAATTGTTGGCGCCCTGCTGAACCGCCACGGCCACGGCCGTGCCCATATCGTAGGAGCGGTTCTGGATCGCGCCGAACGTCTGCGCGTACATGGCCATGTTGCCGATCAGCGTCGGCGAGTTGACGGGCCCCCAGGCCGCGGTACCGACCACGCCGAGCACGTTGGTGGGAACGCCGTTGAGCAGGGTGACCTGCGGCGGAACAATCTGGACGTACAGGTCCGGAACGATGAGTGCAGTGGTATTGATGCTGCCCTGCTGGACGATCGGCATGCGTGCCTCCAAGTGAGAAAACAAAATGGCCGCACGAAGGCGGCCGGCAATAAAAAACCGCCCGGACAAAAAGGGCGGCACGGTTACGGTTGATGGACTTCCACTGCAATACGGCCAGGCGAACCCGGCCATGGGCGACCACGACGGCGCTACTGCGCGATGGCCCGGACAGGAAACTGCGCGCCCATTGACGCCCCGGCTGTCACGTTCTCGACCCCGGTCGCAATCTGGTACGCGGTGTCGGTCACGATGGTTGCGTACTCGACGGCATACCGCAGGTCGCGCCGGTAGATGCCATTCGTCAGGTCGTCATGCTGATGGCCGCGCTTGTAACGCAGCGCCGCAGCCTGGTCGGGCAACGTCAGGCGCACGATCCCCGAGAGCACCGCATCGATCTTGCCGACGATAAGGTCGCGCGGCGCCGCGCCATTCGCCCACGCCGAGATCAGGAAGGTGCGCTCCTGCCTGCGCGTCTCGCGCTGCACGGTGCCGATGCCACCCACGCGCGGCGAGAGGTATGTCGCGTTCGGAATGGTGATCGACGAGCCAGTGGCCGTAGCCGGGCGGTCAACAGCCACCAGCGCGGCCAGCGCCGTCGCAATGCTGGCCGGTGTATCGCTGGCCTGCACGGCATAGGCATATGCGCGGCCGTCCACCAACAGCACAACGTTCTGCGGCGTGCTGACGGTGCCATTCACCATGACGGTCTGTGCGGTCACGCTCAAGGCCAGCGTGTTCGCCGGCAGTGTGGCGACGGTCCAATCCGAGAACGCAGTGTTGGCGTGACGTTGATGACTCGTGATCGGAAAGATCGACACATGGGCCTTGTTGGCCTGCAGGTCGGTCTTCAGTTGCGTCATGTTGGGCCAGCCGCTGTAGACCACCACAGGATTGCCCGTGATCGACGGCTGGCTGATTCCGTTCGGATAAACCACGCCGGTGGCCAGCGTGACGAGTGCATTGGAAACGTCAGAGAGATCTGCCATAAGACAAGCGCCTTCATCGATGCGCGCTGCAATGCGTGATCGATCGAGTGAGTTGCATCCAGGATTGAGACAGCCGCGAACGGTTCGTCACCGTGTAGCGACATCGAGGCATGTATTGCGTGGGAATACGTCAGCAAGCGAAGCCGAGAAACAAAAAAGCCCGCTACGTGGCGGGCTTTTCTTCGCAATGTCTGCGCTTCGTCTGGGTAAATCAATGCACCCCAGTGGGGTGCATGTCTCGGTCTGAACCGGTTACGCCGCGAGGGCAATCGAACATCTGGGAAACAGAATACGAAGGGGATATAAACCGTGCAAGTGGGCTGAAGAAAAAATTCCGAAAAAATTTTCAGGCGGCCAGCGGAGCCACTGTCACAGTCGCGGCAGCGGCCGCTGCACGCACGGCCTTCGTCATCTGCGCGCGCGCCACTTCCGAATCGATGACGTGCGACATGATCGACTGCGCCTTCGCAAGCCGCACCTTCCAGTGCTTGAGCGTATGCGGCGATGCGCCGTACTTGCGCACGAGAATGCGGCACACCATCTCCGCCGGCATGCGATGCACGTAGTGATACTGCAGCAGCCGCTTGGCTACGGGGTCGGCAATTTTTTGCCACGCCTGCTCGACCAGCCAGCCGTCATTCACGTCGATGCTGATGATGGCTTGCGGCGCGCCGCATTCCGCATCGCGCATGGCAACGGCCAGGCGTGCCCACGATGCGCAGTACTGCGGTTGCCAGCTCGGGTCGCGCACGACGCGACTCCAGTTCTCCAAACGGTCTTCGATTCCCATGTCCCTTGTCCTCGTGTGTTCGTTGCTTTTTGATGCCGATATCGGGTTGCGTCACTAGGCTCTCGCGCAGTCGCCGCGCTTACGGGCGACAGCCGAGAACGCCACGACGCATGCGTCTATTGGAAAACGCGCACCTGCGCGGGCCCGGCGCCCACCGCACGCACCGACTGCACCCAGCGGCCGGTGACGCCGCATTTGCGTTCCTCATCCAGCTCGAGCCGCTTGGCGGCGATCAATTCGCTGCGCCGCGCAGAGACGCTGGACTTCTCAATGCGCAGCGCCTGCGCGATTTCGGCAATCGTGGCGGTACCGCTGCGGGCGACGTAGTCGGCGATGCGGTCGCACTGCAGCTTGGCCGTAGACGTAGCGCGGTTACGTCGAAAAGCATCCATCGAAGTTTGGGTGACAGTCATGGGAAGAGGCTCCAGTCGGCGCGAGCGGGGCGCGCGGATTGAACAAGATTCGGTTCGACCGACGCCGCCTGCAGGGGTGACTGCGGCGGGAAGGAGGTCGTGCAGAGAAGTTTAGATTGTTCTAAACTGTTGCGTCAAGAAACTTCTGCTACACAAATTAGAAATTTCTTGCTCTAATGCGACCCATGGACATCTACGACAACCGCCGCCAGTGGCTGACCTACTGGATCCAGACCCTCGTCAACGGAGACCGCTCGGCGTTCGAGCGTCTGTACGGGTATTCGCGCTCGCAGGTCGCCCAGTTCCTGTCGCGCACCTACCAGGATGGCCGCAGCATCGGCGACATCGCAGCACGTCGTCTTGAGAAAAAGCTGGGGTTTGCCGACCGCGTGATGGACACACCGTTCTCCGACGCGGCCGCGCAGGCTGCCGGCGGCAGCGCGGGCGATCTCGTCCGCACAAGCGCAGGCGCGTCCGCGCACAGCAAGGGCTTTCCCGCGCGGCCCATCACCACGTACAACAGCCTGGACGAACTGCCGAGCGAGACGACCATCCTCATCACGCATGTCGACGTGGCCCTTTCTGCCGGCAACGGGCGCGAAACCTGGCACGTTGAAGAGAAGGAACCGCTGCCGTTCCAGGCCGATTACGTCCGCCGGCTGGACGCCAGCCCCAAGCACCTCGTGGCGGTAAAGGTGCGCGGCGACAGCATGGAGCCCCGCCTGTTCGACGACGACACGGTGGTGGTCGACAAGGCGGACCGGCGCATCCCCACGGGCGGCGGCGTGTTCGCCCTGGTCTACTGCGGCGAGATGCTGGTGAAGCGGTTGTTCCGCCTGCCCGACGGCTCGATCCGGGTGGTGAGCGACAACAAGGAGAAACACGATCCGTTCATCGTGACACCCGAGCAGCTGGAGCACATCGACATCGTCGGCCGGGTCAAGTACCGGTCCGGCATGGGCGATTTTTGA